TGCGGGCTTACCAATATAGCCGGTATGTTACACGCTGCGACCACGCCTCTAACCACGCCGTATGAACATCCGAAGTTGAATGATGATGCAACTCCTTGTCCGCTGAAGGAGTGCACGGCTTCAATGAAAGCAACGTCTGGATTATATTGACGAATGATTTTAGCAAGTTCGTAACCATCAACTGATTTTCCGTCTATTGGCATATCGTGTATTCCCACCAACATAGGATGTGACGGGAAGTAAAAAGCAAGCGCTCCTGTGAGTCCTGGATCAACGCCCAGTATGCATTTATATGTCAAACTAATGTCCCTTCTATAAACTCTTTCAATTTACCTTCATACCGATACCACGCGCCATTATGGCGATAGCCCGAAAACTTTCTTTTTATGCTTTGTTCAGTTTTTATATTGCCACATAATTTCTTCAATATTTTTAGATCAAACGGATTGTGGTAAGACATGTCTTTTAAATAATAGTTTGGCCCCATAGACCGAGCTATTTTGACGTAGTTTTCACATTGAACGAAAAATATATATTCTTGCTTTGGTGGCCTGCTGAACATAGACATATCAATCTCCATACCGATAACAGACCCTATATCCTTACATTAAATTTTGTCAACGATCATTTTAAAAGTGCTTGACACCCACCGCCAAGACTATATGTTGTGGTCTTGATTTGAGTTGACATAGGAATTGACATTGACATCCAACGACCCATTCGCCGCGCATGGCATTGAGCATCTTTCCCCTTCAACCTGTAATTTGTTTGAGGCCAGCCCTGCTGCTTTTGTGCTTAATAAAGTATTAAAGCGTGGGGGTAAGGTTGGTGCCGCAGCTTATCGCGGAACAGCTGTCGAGAAAGGAATTGAGCATGGCCTTCTCACTGGTGCGTCGGTTAAAGACTGCATTGATGTGGCGCAGAAAGAGTTCTGGAGCCTCAATGCTTTATCGTCCGATCCACGTCGTGACAAAGAAGAAGGGTCTATTTCAGACTTTGTTAAGGTGGGTTTGGCCGAACTATTACCATACGGTAAACCATCGTCGACCCAGATCCAAATACAATACACCTTTGATGAAATTGCAGTGCCGTTCACCGGGTTTTATGATTTCCTGTTCAAAGACAAAATTGTTGTCGACCTCAAAACTACGCACGCGTTACCAAGCAAAATCAGCGCGAAACATGCACGCCAAGTAAGTCTGTATGTTGCTGCCGTAGAAGGTGCAACTGAAGGCCGCGTGACATATGTTACGCCAAAGAAGTCTGCGACATATGCGGTTGATTCAGTTGATGAACATTTAAAAGCTTTGAAGCGCATTGGAATGACGATTCAAAGATTCCTGTCTTTATCGACAGATCCGCAGGAGCTTGCGTCTTACGTTGTTCCAGACACGAGCTCTTTTTACTTTAACGATGACGAGGCAAGACAAGCCGCGTTTGAGATTTGGGGCGTATAATGGCGCATACAACACCAGCACAGCAATTTGGATATTTGGCTTTAACGGATGCTGATGATGAAGGTCGGATTTTAGTTAAGGCTGATAAGATCGCTGGAATTCATAATCGCGTATCTACAGACGAAGATGATAATGAATATAGTTTCACTATCATTAGGATAGCCGACGAAGTTGATTTCTACGTTAAAGAAACGCTTGAACAGATCCTTGATCAACTAGAGTCAATACATCCTCACATGCGTTAAACGGAATTTCCCGAAACGGGAAGAGGCTTGCGACAGGCCAGACTGTCGCGCAAAGGAGAAAGACTATGTCAGCATTTGGTGGTTTTTTTGATGGTGTCGGCACAGGTGGTGCAGACTTTTTGCCTATCGTTAAATTTGACTCGCGTAGCGGACGTATTTCGCGCCGTGATCGAAATAACGGGGAGACAACAGAAGTTGATATCACGAAGAACTTTAAAGCGATCATCGACTTCCCGAACGTGGAAGTTGGTTTCATCAATTTCGCTACCGGCGGCGCTCCAGACTTTCGTATGGTTCGTCTCTCCGACGGTGTTTCTGTCGATAATCCTGGTGATGGTTACAAGCGCGGAGTCCGCTTCGTTATCAAGTTATCCAAGGAATGTGGTGGTGACGTCAGAGAGTTCGCCAGCAATGCAGCTGCGTTCCTTGATGGCGCTAAGAAATTAGCTGACGCCTATAACGAAGGTGTTAAGTCTAACCCTGATAAATTGCCAGTTGTTGTCCTTAAGGACGCAGTGGCAAAAACCTCTGGTGAAGGGGCCAGAAAGTCGACGAATTACGTTCCTGTATGGGAGATTACTGGATGGGTTGCTCGTCCTTCTGATCTTACATATAAGCCGCGTAATTCGTCGGCAGCTTCTTCTGCGCCATCAGCTCCTCCGTCAACTGGTTCGACAAAAGTGTCAGCCCCTGTTTCGGAAGATGAGGATGATTTCGGTTAATTGACCATTAGACGGAGCCCTAACTTCGTCTGATATTGGGTGTGGCGTTACTTTGCAAAGCCGCGTCACACCCTCTTACACAAGGAACAGATATGAGTAATCAAGCAAAAAATAAGCAAATGCTTGAATGGTTTTATGAAAATATCTCTTCTGCAAAAGAAGATTGTATAAACTGGCCATTTGGGACCAATGGCCATGGATATGGCCGCATGACTTTAAATGGGTCAAGAGTTTTGGCTTTTTGGATTTCATGCGAAATGTTGCATGGGCCAAAGCCTACAGATAAGCACGAGGCTGCACACGATTGTGGAAATAGATTATGCGTTAATCCTAATCATTTAAGATGGGACATAAGAAAAGGTAATATGGCAGATAAATTGCGTCATGGAACTCATAATAGAGGCGAAAAACATTCTAAACATAAATTATCTGACGAAGATATTTATAAAATTAAAGAATTATGCGGTGTTATAACTCATGAAGAAATAGCTAAAATGTTTAACATTAGCATTGCGCTGGTTTCTTTAATTAGAAACAACAAAAGATGGTCACATCTTACACAAGAGGCGGCGTAAATGAGGTTTTTAATTACCATGTCTATGCCGTCCTATAGCGGCAATCTAGTTCACCAGATCCAAGCTGAGTATCCAGTTAATAGTTTGGAAGAATTTGTAGATGCATTAACGGAAAATGATTTCGTTATAGTGCAAGAATTTTATCGAGATCAAAATACGAAGGAGGATTATAGTAGAGGGCATATGGCAATTAACTATCGATATGTTGGGAAAGTTAAGGTTATGAACAACGATCCCGCCAGCTTCAGAAAGGAATAAAATGACTAAGCAAGATCCACATACTTTATTACAGCAAGCAAGTGAAATTATAGGTCAGAGAGGCCAGAACTACGGCCAGATTGAAGACAACTTCCAGCTTATTGCCGATCTGTCTTCATTACGTCTTGGCCGCGATTTCCACCCATATGAGATTGCAGTCATTATGGCTTGCGTTAAAAACGCACGTTCATTTGCGACGCCTGATCACATGGACAGCCATCTGGATAGCATCAACTACGAGGCTTTTGCAGCAGTATTTGCGCCTGATTATGTTAAGCAGCGCAGTGAGACGCCAGAAGTTGAGCTTGGCTATCAGCGCAAAGCCGATCGTAAGCCTGCAAACATTACGACGCTAAAAACAAAAATGCCTCCTAAGATTGCGATCAATCTTGATGCTCTTGAAGACGAGATTGTGACGCCGGTTTAATACTTTATGGGGGAGATATCTCCCCCTTATTTTATTGAGGTTGAGATGCGAAAAGTAAAAGTTATGGACATAATCCGCCAAGAGTCTGAAAGAACCGGCGTTCCTGCGTCAGACATTACTGGTGAAAAAAGAACACATGAATTATGCCACTTGCGTCATTACTGTATGTGGCGAGCAAAGATTGAGACGGGTTTTTCTTACCCCGCCATAGGCAGATATTTTGGGAACAGAGATCATACCAGCGTATTGCATGGCGTTAAGCGCATTGAGTCCATGCCTATCGAAGAGCGCCGTTGGGACCCTCCTAAAGTTAAAATGAAAATTCCAAATTACGATAAAAATGATGATATGATGCCACCGAAAACGATCTTCCCAATACAGCCGATTTACAAGGTGGCGTAATGACAGAGAAGTTTTACAGGTATGTGCCTTTCTCGAAGGAAAAAGACTTTGAGAGATTAGGATGGGAGTTTGAGTCTTATCTACCGCTTCCACACGCCTGCTACGCCAGCCTGTATGTTTGGCGGGGAGAAGGTGAACCTGTAGATCCAGAAATAGAGATAACGGTTTACCCAGTTAAAAAGGAAAAGACAGATGAATGACGATCCAACATACGCAGATGGGATCAAAAACGAACGTGCAAGATGCATTGCAATTACGGAAGAATGGCAAAGGTCGAGTTACATAGCAACGCATTATGGCGATATAGACGCTCATTCCTTGCTGGTTTTACTAAAAGTCGTGAAAAGCATTCAAGAAGAAATACGGTCGGGGAAACCATGAAAAAAGATGATTCAAAAGTTCCGTATTCTGAAGAAGAGAAGAAAGATCCTATTAGCGGTCTTGCCAAGGAGTTAAAGAAATTAAAGAAGAAGTTTAAGAAATTGAGACGTTCGGTGAGGGCATCAAAATGACCGACAAAAAGTCATACCCTGAGCTTGTTGAGCTTATATCAAAGCTGCAATTTGAAAGCAGATATGATGACGCCAAGATATGCGTGAAGTCGCTGTATGATTTAGATAGAAAAGATAAGCGCACCGCTGAACTAGAACATCGACTGAAATTCGAGTGTGACACCTATCTTTGGCACCGTAAACGAATGTCGAGACGTATTGCGCTTTTAGAATATTGGATGGAAAAGTTGTTTAAATACGGCAGTTTGCCGGAAGCAAGACGCAATGAGCTGACAATGACGACAGAAATACCTGACTCTTTGATACGAGAGGGCGAGGATATTTTGCATCATCTTGAGGAAAGATCAGATTTGGAGAAGGCAGAATGACTGACTATACATCCCTCTTAGAGCGTTTGCGTGGCGAACACGGGACTGATCCTTGGCAAATAAACCCAGCAGCTAAAACAGCAGCTGACGCTATTGAACACCTCTGCACTGAGAATATGCTGCTAAAAGCGGCATTTCGTGTCAATATGCTGCGTTGTTTTCCTTATATGTCGCATGAGGAAATAGATACTGAAATAGAACATGCTATTTTGGGAGAGAAGGACAGTGCCTGACATCAGCATGTGCGCCGTAACCATTTGCCCAAAGTCGAACGAGTGTTACCGACACAAAGATAGCGGCACAAAGGCCAGTGAATATTGGCAATCGTATTTCATTTGGCCTGATGATTACAAAGGCCCGTGTGAACACTTTTGGCAGATTTTACCGAACGGTAAATATAATAGTTCTCAAATAAAAAAAGGTAAAAATTTTACTGAACAGTAAATATTTCAGATACGGTATAATGCCGTAATCCATATATGGCTCACAAAGCCTTCATATGATCCAAATATGACGCACGAAGTTTACAAAGCATCAAAAATACATAGTCAGACTATGACTTTATCGGCGTAACCCCTTCAGCCGTTGGAATCGTCTTAAACGAACGCCTGACAGCTCCAAGCATCATAATGGCTTCTTTCTTTGCGTCCTCGTTCTTCAAATGATCGACAAGAGCAATTAACTTCGTAAATGCCACGACCCTAGCTGCCACGCTATCTAACGGAAACTCGTCTCCATCAGACGTATCGATTTCAACGATGTCGTCTTCGTCGTCAATCATATCAGTCTCCCTCAGAACGGACGCTTACGCCGCCCTTCCCTTATATATACTGCCTTCATCGGGCGCGCCGAGTATGAGTTTCCAGCGTCTAGCAACGCCGTGATTAGGATGAACACTAAGGAGCCACTGGCTGCAAGGGCTGCTACGCATACGACCAGAGCGGCTATACTCACTGGGACCTGAGACTGAGCCATTACAAAATCCTTGCTCCAGCTCGACGCTGGTGTGGAAATGGCCAACAACCACATAGTCTACCACGATTTGCTCTGCCGCATAGTCCTGAATAACGCGTTGCATACCACGAGCAATTGTTGCAACCGGACCAACCATACCCATGCCACCCCGCGACCCTATCCTATCGCCATGAGTGAAAAGGAAATTCCAGCCGCAGATATTGATTAACGCATCACCCGACGCCGGGGCTGCAAATGATATCCGCTTGGTCCCTTTTGCCATGAACCAGCTTTCGACGAGCCAGGCGACGAGGGTGTCGTAGGAGTTGAGGACAAATCCCTTTGATTCTGGCTTACGGGTTGTCCGTCCATGGTTGCCCGGAACGGAGACGACTCGAATTTCGCAGTCAAAGGATTCGAGAAGGAGTTCAAGCCCAGATATGATATGCGTTGCAAGTTCTCTGACAGCGGGGATAGCAAGTAGATCATTAGACTTCGCTAATTCTTCGTGGATTTCACCGCTGATAAGATCGCCGCCAAGTATAACATATATCACGCCAGGCGGAGGACCAGACCAGTGGACAGTCCCCATTTTGACGACGCCTTGGAATAGACGCTCAAGACGTTTACCGCAAATCTTTTTATCAAATGTATTCCTGCCGCCCATCTGATTCTTGTCGATCGTCTCGCCCATATGGACGTCCGATACCATAAGAACCAGCGCCTCTTTCTGTCCCTTCTTATCGCCTTTAGATGGCTTCCAGGGCTGCGGCTCTAGTGGCGTGGCGGCAAGACCTAAAATGCCTTCCCTAATCGCCTCTGAGCTAATGTTGGTGCGTTCAGCCTTGGCCGCTCTTGTCTCTGCTATTGCCAATTTATCTTTAAGGCGTCGGACAATGATGTGGTCGGCGTTTTCTTCTTTGATACCAGTAAATATTTTCCAATTTGGTTCTAACCCATGTTCTCTCTTTGACTCTCCCAGCTTTCTGGCAATAACCGATCTGTGAACACCTAATTTTTTTGCGATAGTTGCTGTTGCCAGCCTTTGATGGTTAACGCATTTATGTCCGTCTGGATAATCCCCGTTACGGAGCGCCTGTTCAATTAAGCTGATTAGTTCTTCAGCTTCTTCTCTTGCAATCATTGGCGTTCCCTGTAATATCGGGGCACTAACCCTATAGACGTTAATTATTGTCGTTTTATGTCAATGGGTTATGTATTTTACATTTAATATCGAAATATAGCAAGGAAATCGACATGATCAGTTCAAAGCAAAGAGACCAACTTATTAAATATTGGGAAGAGGGGTTAAGCGGCAGCCAAATTGGCGAGAAGCTTAATATGACGCGCAATGCCGTTATTGGCATGGTTAATAGACTAAGACGCAAGGGTCACGTTTTTGCGCGTGATGAAAAAGAACAGCATAAGAAAAGAGTTGTTGAAGCAAGAAAAGTTAGAGAAGAAGATTACGCCAAAAGACATAACCCAAAAGCAATAAATATAATACCTAAAGATTTACAAATAGAAAATGTTCCTTCACTGCCAACGCGTTCAGGTGGCATAGAATTACTGGATCTTAAACTGAACTCATGTAGATTTATTATTTCAGGTGACGAAACGCCTGTTAAATACTGTGGTGAGATGCAGACGCGTGGTTCTTATTGCGCCGAGCATTACTCGATATGCTACTACCCTGCACGCGGTAATTTGGAAAAAATGCTTCGCAAAAATATGTAAATCTACTCAAGCGTTAATTGCATAAAGTCATAAAACACGCGACCTAACTTAAAACTATAAATGGCGATTAAGATAAGCAAAGCTGCTTTTATAATCGCCATTAACATTTGTTCGTGGTCGGGATGCAAATATTTATGCCCACGTTACAGTGACAACGCCTGCTGCGCCTCCACTGCCAGAAGCGGCATTGTTCCAACATGCGCAACCAAAATTAGTTGTTCCAACTATAAGTTGATAAACAAGACAGCCACCACCGCCACCAGAACCGCCCCCGCCAATTGAAACAGTAACGGTTGTTCCAGATGGAGGGCCTGATCCTCCTTGAACTGGATTAGTATAAGTTGTTGAAATAACCTGACCAGACTGTCCTGGATTGCTTGATGAAGCAGAACCTGCTCCACCAGCTCCGCCTGCCGCAGATAAATAGCCGCCAAAAGAAGATCCGGAACCGTATCCTCCGGAAGAACCTGAAGTGAATTTGCCGGCTCCCGTACAAGGAGAACTAATATATCCAGGAGCGCCAGATGCGCCTCCCTGTCCTCCTTGGACAGTAATCGTAATTGTATTATAAACAGGAATAACAAAAGATTGTGTGCTATTAAAAGTCCGAGACCCGCCAACAATTTTATATGTGCTATAAAATAAATTCATTGCAATAGAATTAGGAGAAACAGGAAATCTAAATTCTTGACCTCCTAAACCATAATAAACGCCACGATACGACCCTAAATCATTCCCGTAGCCAAATTCGCTATTGATGGAGTTGCCTCCACTAGCCAACCCAAGAACAAGAGGACCGCTTGCAGGAAGAGTCATTATTTCTTCTCTAATTGTTCGACACGATCGGACAACTCTTTAACAGCTTCAATGAGAACACCGACCATGTTGGCGTATGCAACACTCAACATCTCATCTGGGCCCTGATATACAAGAGATGGCAAAACTTCTTGAACTTCTTGCGCGATAAGACCAAGAGATGGCTTCTTGGTATTTTTTAAGATAAAGCTAACCCCACGCAATCGCTTAATAATATCCAGAGAATCTTCAAGCGTTCTGACGTCTTCTTTTAATCTTTCGTCGGAAGGGATTGTTCCAAAAGCTGTAACATTTCCAGAAGCTACGATATTACCAGAAACGTTTAAAACAGGAGAAGTTGATGTAGGATCAAATACCAACTTACCTGTTCCAACATTCAGGACGCCGCCAAGAGAAAGATTGCCCGATACCGTTCCACCCGTGACATTTAGCTTGCTACTTAAAGCGTCGTATGCCTCTGTGCCGTTGCTAAAGACGATCGTTGAAAATCCTTGAGGAACCGTAACGAGATTTGCGCCAGTCAATACTTTAACGCGAACATTAAAAGCGCCAGTCGTGTTATTTGAAACAATCCAATAACCGCCAAATGTAGCTGGAATTGTAACATTAGCATCAGCCGTAATTGTGCCAGTTACGTTAATGCGTGAGTTTTGTATGTCCGTGCTACTCAACGTATAAACATTGGCGACGTTAACTGGCTGGACTGTCGCGCCAAGGATGCTATCAAGATCCGTAAAGTTATAATTAAGCGGCGTTGACCAATCCAAATCACCTTTGTCTGGACGATCAAGAAGCTTATTTGGTGATGGATTGTTAGCCATTAAAACGTCCTCTTATATGTGATCACTTACAGCTTTAAGAGCACTAACAACGCGCTCATCTGGCTGTTCTAAGATTGATTTAGTCTGATCGCCAATCGCTTTTCTAGCAACCTTTGATCTTGAAAGCATTTGCTCTGCGGTGTAGACGCGACCGGTTTTGCCGCCTGTGGCCCTTGGTTGTCTCTCTTGATCTCTTAACGCCGCCTGTTCCAAAAGAGGTATTCCAGTTCTGATACCAGGTGTCTCATAAGGTCTGCCAACTGATTCAGGAGCAAGATTTGCAGCTCTTCGGGCCAGCCATTCGCTACCTTTAACGGCGCTAAACCTTGATGAAAGAGCAGTGGGAGCAGCAATTAATGCGGCCCAACCTGGATGTATATGGCCTAAAGCGGCAGCAATAGCTTCTAAAACCAACGGAGCTGAAGCCGCTGCCGCTTGGCCAAAAGCACCTAATGTTGGCTGAACATCTTTAGGAGCCTTAGTTCCAGCTGCCCTCATCACATTGGCGTATTCTTTTAAATATTTAATATCATCTGGGGCTAAAAGTCTTCTGGCAAAGCTGGCTTGATTGCCGCTAAGAAAATTATCTATTTGATTAGCTGTAGCAGTAAATGTTTTTGGAGATACTGCCTCTCCAGCCTTAATAGTTGGCGTTACAAGCTGCTGTAAAAAAGATCTTGTGACCTGTTGCAATTCTGGAGCATTAGGTCCAAGCGCTCTTTGCAGTTGAAAATATGTTTTAAGAGCAGATGCTTTTGCTTTTGCCTCACCTGTGCTGGCAAAGTTAAACATCATATTGCCGACGTCTTCAGGGCTTTTTGTTCCGTCCATAATTTGCTTTAAAAGCATACCAGACTCTTCGCCTGTTTTCTTTACGCCGTATTTGTCTTGATACTTAGAAAACAATTTACGAGCATCACGCCATTGTTGGACAACATTTTTATCGCCAGAAAAAGCGCCGTTGCTAATGGAGTCTTCAACATATTGGTCAAAATCGTTGATCAATCGACGGACACCAGCACGATCTGTTTTATCTTTAGCCGCGCCAAAAGCTTGGTTAAGTGTCTTTCTAGCTTCTTCAACAGCGCCAAAAGTTTGATGAACAATACGTGGAGCGCCAACTTCTGGGCCAGTCGGTAAGGCTTGGCCAAGAGTTTCGTTAAGCTTTTTAGCGGCGCTTTGGACGACATCGCTATTACGGAAAGCAAGAGCTTTTTCATCTTTTGCCAAATTACCTAAAAGCTTATCGCCAACGCTCGTTAGTGTCTCCCGGCTAAATTTACCAGGAACACTTGCAGCCGTTTTATAAGCCTGCTCATAATCAGACTTTAACTTAGCCGCCTCAGATTGCCCCTTGGCCACAGCTTGCTCTACGGCGTCTCTTAACGGAACAGGTGCTCCAAACGCCCTTTCAGCCTCTGCTGTTGCTTGAGCCGCGATTGGTTCATATTCACCAAATTTTTCTTCTCTCGCCAATTGTTTAGGCTCAAGGCTAACCATTCCGCGTTTTGGCTCAATACCAAATTCTGCAAATGGAGCTTCTCTCGCCGCAGCTTCAGTTAACCCGCGCTTCTCAAATGTTTGAACTAATGAAGGTGCAAAATAATTTATTTGCTCTGGAGTTAGGCCAGCTTTTTGCGCAATGTCTATTGCTTCTTGCGTCAAGTTTCCTTGAGCGTCAACGACAGGACGACCGCCTTTAACTAAAGTGGTCAAACCAGAAATAGCTTTTTCGGCAACTGGGGCTAATGTTGCACCCAATCCGCCGCCCATTATAGACGCCCTAAGCGCACTACCTAAGTCGCCTTTTTCGGCTCCTTCAGATAGGCCATCATAAAGAGCGCCAGTAGCAGCTCCAGAACCAACAGTTCCAAGTTCTCCTACTACGGGCAATTTGGTTACGGCTGGTAAAGCTGCTACGCCAGCCCCCAGGCCTGTGACCGTTCCAGCGGCAGAAGTCTTTGGATATTCTGCCTGAGCGCCGCCTATTATCCCTTTAGCTTTCTGCCTAATGTCTTCTACAGGCTGCTCTGCATAGCTTTCATATCCAGGAACGCCAACCTTACCAAGCAATTTAGCGCCAGCGGCTGGAGCCCATTCAAATACACCTGGTGCAAATGCTTGACCATAAGAGCCAAGGAAAGATAAAGCGCCTTTTTCTGCTGGAGACCTACCGCTTAATAACATCTTTTCGTATGTTTCTTTAGCCTGAGCCTCATCAACAGCGCGTTGCTGTTCAGGCGTTCTACCTCGCATCATACGAATTTGTTCAGGCGTCTTCCCAACATCTATGCCAGGAAGCCTTTGAACGCGTGCTGGCTCTTCAATAAATTCAAAAGCACCGCCTCCGCTTGGAGCGGCTGCTGGTTGTTCTTCAACAAACTCAAATTCACCAGCCATTGTTTAGTCTCAACGGTTAATGCCAAAATAACGAAGAACGCCTGGATGCTCTTTTTCAATTCTATCAAGCTGTTCTGGCTTGAACATTGATGGATGTTGAGCAAGGGCGGTTAGGTAGCTCATCTCTTCAGTCTTACCATCTTCTTTATATCGTATTTTCTTATTAAACATTTTTTCTAATTCAGCTCTATCGCCAGCGTAATAGGCATTTGTATATTTATCATCAAAAGCTCTATTAGCCTCACGGCTTGAAAGACGTGCAAATTCACTAAATCGTTTATTTGGTCCAGACGCCTTATCTGCCCAATCAGCAAAGAAATGATTTTTATCGATCTCTCTTTGATTGTTTGTCAGAATCTGCGCAATAAGCTTTGCTTGGCCACCAGGAGAATTGGTAATTCCTGGTATTCCTTGAGCCATTTCTTTAAAAGCCGCAAAAGCATGTTGCTGAGAAGCTGTAGTAGCGGCTTGCTGAAGTTGATTAACAAGCTTGTTAACCTCTTCTTGGCTTGTAAGAGATTTAGGGTCAACGATAAGACCAGGATAGCCAGCAACAGCAGCTATGTTATTTAAAATACCAGCAACCGGACTCAATATTTCCTGTGCCTTACCGGAAGCAAGAATACTTTTATCCTGTGGCAAAGCAGCCAAAGCTCCCGCCAATGGGACAATTAATTGTTTCTGGTTCTGAATGCCTTTTGCTATTTCATCTTGTGGCGTGAAATAGTCAGGTTCAGAATTTCTACGCTCAGAAGGCCAGCCAGCCTTGTTTTTGGTTATTTCAAAAGCTGTAGTTGCTTGTTCTGGATTGGTAGAAATTGAAGTTTGAGGCTTTGCTCCAGAACCTACTCCAGAACCAGCCGCCCCAGAAGATATTTCTGTTTGAGGTTTCCCTTCAGCTGTTGTGGGAGATGGCTTTGTAACAATACTTGACGGATCGGATACAATAATTTTTTGAACGGCTCGTGGATCGACAATTGGCCGTTTGCTAGGATCAAGCGCATAATAATCCTGGAATGGCATCCAGTTATATGTTCCAGTATTAGGATCAACGTAACGAATAAACGTTCTGCCATCCTTAACCTGAATCGAGCTATCAACCGTTTCAGAAGCAAGTTTTTCAGTTGCGCCTTTGATTTGATCTGTTCTTGCACCAATCTCGCCAATTTCAGCGCCAACTTTAGGTATTTCAGCCGCCCTGTATCTGGCCTCTTCGAGGGCCTTTTGAGCCAGATGTTGACGCTCAAGAGTTTCAGCTCTAACTTTTGGAACCTCAAGAGCAGACCGCACACCTTCTTTCATGCCAGCGCCAGCGCCTCTAAGAAGAGCTCCCCCAAGACCAACAGTTGGAGACGTAACCATTCCTTCAAGCGCTGCGCCAAGACCGGAAATAGCGGGAAGAACGTTTTCCTCTTTAAATATGCTATCATTTTCTGGCGCTGCTGCGGCTACACCGCTACGATCAGACGTATCAAGCGCCATCATCTTGCGCTGCTCTGGAGTAGCTCTCTTTAAAGCCGCAGCTACACCTGCTTGATCTGCACCAGCATCAGCACGACCAAACCTATGTTGACCAAGTTGAATTGCGTTTTCCATACCTGCGCCCCATTTTGGACTGGCAAGTTTAGGATTATAAAAATGAGTCGCTCCGCCCGTTGGGTCTTCAGTTTCACCTGCCAACACTTTGCGAGCAAGACCAAGTGCATTTTGATATGATTTACTTGAAGTATCAACTAAACGAGGATCTGCTGAAGTGCCACGCGCCTCAGTATTCCAAGGAGAAAATTGTTTAGGAGCTGTTACAACCGAAGGTATGTCTTTGCCGTAACGCCCTGCTTCAAGCCTATTGCTGATCACATGGCCTACAGCCTCCATTCCTTCTGGACCTTCTCCACCTGCTTCTTTGAGCATGGTGCGCGCCATATAATCGGCGGATCTGTCATCTGGTTCAACAGCGCCACGATCGGCATAACCATCGCGTGGAACAACACCGCCTTCATTCAAAGCAAACGGAAGAAAAGACGCAATACCACTGCCTATTTCTGAAAGAGTGCTCCCAAGTCCTCCGAGAATGCCACCGCCGTATGTTGGGACAGCCAAGCTACCTGCCGCTCCAGTAACTTTAGTAGGACCTGTAAGCCAATCATAAGCATTTTTTAGGCCGCCAATGCCTTCTTTAGCCAAACCAGCGACTTTGCTGGCTTTATCAAGAGCAGATTCCTGTTTTGGAGTAGGAGCAAAATCTGCTGGCTTTAATCCTTGAGCAGCTTGAACCTGGCCAGTAGGAAGAGAAGTTTCTACCGGTTTCTCAATATCTTTATACATTTGTTCTTGGATGGCCAGAGGATCTTCATCTACGCCGCCTCTGGTTGCATACCCACCACGCGCAAAGTCTCCGCCATTGGTAACAGCGCCGCCCATGCGGTTTTCGTCAACAGCTCCGCCATCAGCTAGGAACATGCCGAAAGGATTTGTTGCCTGAGACTGATATGACTGCTGGCCCATAAGAGGACCAAGACCGCCAGCGATACCAGCAAGGAATTGAGCTTGCTGATACGGATACATACGTGCTTGCTGCCACTGATTATATAAAGCGGATAGGCCAGCTTGCTGAGTCTGCTGCCCAAGCGTGCCAGCCCCTAACGATGCTTGTTGTGCCGCAAGGCCAGCTTGAGATAATCCTTGACCAGCTTGTAATTGACGCTCCAGGTCTGTTTGAGCCGCGCCTAGAGCTTGACCATAGCCAGTTTGATATAGAGGGCTTAACGCCTGACCCATAGCCAGCTCCTGCTGGCCCTGAAGGGTTGCACGTTGCAAACCAGCGCGCTCGCCGCCAAATGCTCCGCCGCTAATAGCGTCTGCTTGCTGTTGAGCTAGTTGTTGTCCCTGCTGTTGTTGAAGAGCCTGCTGCACAGGTGAAACAACCTGCTGCATAAAAGGGCTCATATAAGAGCCAGCCATCTGAGCGGCATTGCCCAAACCAGCTGCGGCCTGCATACCTGCACCCATTTGTGCAAACGGGGCAGTAGCGGCAGCTTGACCGGCTATTCCTTGCTGTGCAGCTTGCTGCTGCGAATTTAGTTGAGCAACAAACGCAGCAGGATCGGTGCTATAATTTTGCCAAGGAGTAGCAGCGGCCTGTTGAGCCTTGGCCATAGCATCTTGATACCAACCAATAGCCTGCGGAGATGCTGTGGTGGTTTGCTGCTGTTGAGGCGTTAAATTGCCCCACTGGCCACCCATTGGGTTATATCCACCAGTTCCTTTGCCGCCGCCACCACACATATTGCTTCTCCAAAAACCTTAAGGATTATTCGGCAGCCAGCCGATTACTCCACTCACCAGTTTCAGCGCCCCATAACCAAAAAGCCCCAGAAGGTTCGCCAAATAATCTTCTGTATAATCTCATTTTGGCTTCTGTTTGCTGATGGCTTAAAACTCCGATCAAAAGCGGCATCCCTAATTCCTCGGCCACTTTTTTGGAAAACTCACATAATTTTCTAGCCCTGCCGCCCTTGGCGCTACGATACTTTTTGCTGACAAATACCGTCCGCTCTTCAATGATATTTCCCTCAGAATACCACGTTTGGCCAATTCTTAGAAGCACGAAGGCTTCCAATGGCTTACCAACTTCTCCAACAACCCCAACAATACCATGATCGTGATTTAGAGCGGCCCACATTTCAGCCGCTACTCTATTAAAATCAGGTTGAGATATGCCATTTTCTTTAGCAACCTCATCAGAAAGCACCATAAGAGCATCCATATCTTGTGGCGTCCCTACCCTAACATGAACTTCCTCACTCATGTTCTTCCCCTTAGTCCCGACGCGGCCCTGGAAGATTTTTCAGAGTTTTAATTAAATCTTCCCTAGCCAACTTAACAAATCTATCTAGCTGATTATGGCCTTCGTTTATATCTCCGCCACCGATATCTCTAACAGAATGTGGGCAAATCACATATTCACCACCAGCAACGACAACTTCCGTAGGCGTTTCATCTCCATAAAGTTTCTGTTTACCCCATAGACGATTGGCTATTTTAAAGCCATTCATCGTATTCCCCTCGCCCATACCGGAAATTATATCCGCAGGAATGACGTAAGAACCGGAGGGCACATTGCAGGGTAAATGGTCTGTCCGTCCCGCCACATCACTATGGATGGGCCCCACAAACATCTTTGCTTGATCATCCATATCGCACCTTAACTCAAGCTATAAGTGACGTTGACTGACTGGCCAGCTCCAGGAAGCGCCAATAGTCCATTTGTAAAATTGCACCCGACCAAATGTGTATCTACTGTCGTAGAAAGACCTGTTAGAACCTGAGAGGCGCTTTTAACATATATTACGCCCTGGTTTGTAATGGTCGAAAGGGGACCAGCTATAGCATATGTGATAGTCGCTGGAGGCGTTTGAGATGTCACAACAAACGTTCCATCATATCCGCCACAACCCGCAATTGTTATGGTGTCACCTAAAGCATAGGCTTTCAGACCTGCATAGGTAATTGTTGCTACGCCTGCTGCAAACGAGGCGCTTTTGATATTATAGGCAACAGTATCGACAATTGTTCCCGCTGAACCGGCAACGATTGTATTATAGCTGACTAGCCTGCCAGCGCCTTGAGTAAGTATTGTAGGAACAGCAACAGTTGGTGATGTCGTCTTGCCAGATAAATACGTATACGAATTGTAAAAGGACGTAAGCGATTGAGATAAGTTATTGATCGCAACAACGCCGTTCTTTTGGCATGTGAGGATATCGTCAAGAGTAGCCATTAGAACTTACCATCCTGTTCCCAGCGATAGCGCATCGCACCTAGACGCCAGAAAGTTCCAATTTCATTTGGATCACTCTCAAGACGGATAGACATTAACCTACCTCTAAAACGAGGTGTAACGTAATCCGTGCTTAAAGAAATATTATAAGGTTGTGTTTGTCTAACTTTGGGATCATTAAATGGCGCAGGATAGTCTGTATAATAGAACGTCATATTTACATGCGCGTTCTGAATACCATCGTAGAGTCCCCACTTCATATCTGGCCATACCTGGTCCACAAAAACCTTATATTCCGCTTCAGATATAATGAAGTATCCAGTCTGGAACCATGAATCCATAACAGTGCCATCAGCATCGGGAGATGTTTCATGCTGATAAACGTAATAGCTATTATCGCTTGTAATACCTGCGCCAACAGGAGGTCCTAGAACGGACTGATTAATCCACGCTGTGCGTGACAACGTGCCAAAGTCCCATTGATTTAGAAGTATATTGTATTTGACATACTTATTTACTTCTCCGCCATTATTCTTAGACGGATAATACCAAGCAATCTCACCAAAATTTGAGTTTGGGGCTGTGCGGATTTTATCTAAATGAGTTGTATCTAGATCCTGGAATATAACGTCCCAAACCGGACAGGTAATAGGTTGAATTGATGTTCCACCCATCTGAAAGAACTGAGACTGCCCCATCCAATAGATTACACCATTCATTGAACATGCGGCTTTGCGAGAAATTAATCCGCAACCTGTTCCTATCTCGTTAAATTGATAGACGTAAGGAGGACCAGAATATTGCATGGCCCATACGCCAATGTCAGTCCATACAATACCCTGTTGTGGGCCCTGACCAGCAGAGACAATACGAGAGCCGCGCGGGATTCTGTAAGAACCAGCTTGATTTGTAAGCGTCGGAATCCAAGAATTAAAATCTGCAACATCGCTCCAAAGAATAAGCAGCGGATCTTGAATACCGGTAAAAGTGCTACCCCATGCAACAAGCTGACGCTGTGGCATTGCGACAAACACGCCATCATTTATGGGCGGAGCTTGTGGGATGACAGATGCGATCGTTGAGCCAATATTTGGCCCCCACTGATAAATAGGTCCGCCAGTTGCCCCATTAACAGGGCAAGAAATTAATATCTCACCCCAGTTATCCAACGTCCAATCTGTTACGGTTATCTGAGTTCCACCACCGCCATAAGGCGGAATAACGCCTGTCCCATAACCACCATCGCCATATCCCCCAATTCCATATCCTACGCCGGTAGGAAGCGGAGCGGGGGTTCTGTAAATAACAAATTGCGCCTTTCCACCGTTTAATAATGTTAAAGTATTGAATAGCGTGCAGTTTGCTGGGACAACAATTGATCCTGTTGTTGTATTGGCATATGTCGCAAAACTTGAATTTACGCCAGTAGTTACTTTAACAATTATTGCCGCTGTTGTATCATATCCTGATCCGGAATTTGTAATATCTATCTGATCGCCAATATTAAAGGTATAACTTAATGGGTATTCAACTGTTGCGTATGTTCCGTCACCACTAAAGGACAGAGGTGTGACAGCGGTGGCGCTGGTGTTGTTGCTTATTGTAAACTGGCTTGATGATAAAACGTTTTGAATAACATAATTACCATATATAATTACTGTTCCAGAATTAATAGGTATAAGAACTGGGAACGTGTCTCCTACTGCATATCCATGATCTGGAAGAGTGACAGTAATCGTTGCCTGATTAACTGTCATATCAAACGTAGGTAATACGCCGCCGCCTATTGGGCCCGGGATTGTAGTTGTAGCTGAAAGGGGAGCGCCTAAAGCGTCTCTTGCTATAATTTGGAAGCCATTAATATCATAAAAAATACAAGGATATGTTCCAAATAATATAAGACCGCCGACGCTAATTTGAGTCCTTATGTCTACAGCATCATAACTATTAACATTAGATCCATATACGTTAATTGTAACAGTAGGGTCGCCAGCGTTTGTTATGCAGCCATTAGGGGGTGCAATTGTTCCGCCTGTGCCTGCGCCTGTTCCTGCTGTTATTTGGAACTGAACTTGGGCATATGTTGGAGAAACGAGGGTATCTAAAGCAACTTGCGGCTGAAAACCATCATATCCTGAGACTGTATTGCCAGATATATAAATTGATTCAGTTGCAGAAAAATAATGATAACCTGTAAAATTGACGCTTGCAGTTGTGCCGGTAGTCGTCGCAGTCGTTATTGAGTATGTCCAAGTAGACGCAAAAGGAACATTTAATGTGCTTGTTTTAGGTGTAATAGGTATTGTTGCAGCGCTAGAACCAATCGGTATAACGTAAAGACTTTCTAAACTTAACGGATCTGTTGCGCACCCAACAGCAAGATAAGATTTAGCGTTAAGATCTTCCCATGCCCAAAGTGCGCGTATAACACTAGGAAATTTTGCGTCTGCTGCATTAGGATATTTTGTCCAGCCGCCAAGCTTTTGAACAAGCGTCAAACCCTGCTTATCTGGAACGAACCGAACAAGATTTGTAGCAGAAATTGCCGCCTCGTTTAAGGCGGGTGTGCGGTTTTGGTCGACGCCGCCTGTTAGCTTTAATGTGGCGTGCGGCATTATACTTAACCTCTAGTCGGCGTAGCTGAAGTAGAAACACCTTGAGACGACCACGCTGCTGCCTCAAATTTTTTGCGATTCTCTTCGCTAAGGGCAGATTTGAGAAGCGTCTGATATTGCGTTTCATAAGTAACAGGCATTTGCGGATCGTTGCCAGCAGCGCTTGAAAAATTTCTTTGGTATGCTGAGACGTATATCATTGATGCCATAATAAATAGATCGGGGAGATATAGGCTAATAAATGTTGTTAAATTAGAAGCCGACAAGCTATTAGGGCGATATGTTCCTACTATTTCTACTGTATAATTTTGATCTGGATAGGGCCCTACCAAGAAGGTATAGTCGTCAAAGGGGCACCAATAGACGGGCAAACCAGTATTGGCGTAATTGCCCCACACCGCATCCAGATATTCTTTGGTTGTTGGCAGCAATGGGTTTCTTGTTGCCGCATCGGGATTAGTTGTCCCTGCTGGCGTTAGGACGTTTATTTGCTCTGGGACTACTAGCGTTCCTGCTGGAACAGAAATAATACGACTACCAACAGTTAATCCATAAGAAGTTGTAGAAATTGATGTAAATAAAAAGTCGACTTCACGATATATTCTATTTTCAGCATAAGTTATCATTTGTGGTAAAATGGTCAAAAACGCTGGATCTGTCGGATCAACGACGGCCATAGTTGATATCTGAGCGACATACGAAGTCGTCCCTGCTACAGATCCATCATAACTAAGGCCAGTAGTCATTACCTATCTCCAGTTGCAGGCTTCCTTGCCTACATTGTTATGCGCCTTCACCTGCCAAATTGTTTTGTCCGTATCTTTTTTTGACCAATAAATAGGTTTTGCCCCATCACAAAAAGCCAGCCTATCAGTCAGGGCGCTTGAACCCGTCGTCGACTGACACGCTGTCAGGCTTGTCAATGCTATCGCGCTCAATATCCAGACGGGCTTGAAGCGCCTCATGTGCAGCATCTACTTGCCCCTTTAAATCCTGAACCTGCTGCGCCGTCTTGCCGACATCAATTAATTGTTGTGCGTTTAACCAATCAAATATCTTACCGGCAAGCGTAAATAGCGCGCCGATAAGAGATAAGATTGTAGCGACCATTATTTAAACCAGATCGCCAAAACGCCAGCTACCAGCGTGCCAACAGTTGGAACCAAAGCACCGATCTCTTGAGCATGAGGAATAAAGCTTGCGCCAGCAATCAGCGTAGCGATACCGGCCCAGGTTGAGCCTTCACGCAGTTTGGCAACTACAAAAGAACCAATTGAACCCATGTCTGTCTCCTATTTAATCGTATAACAACGAAGAACGTTATCTTTCGCCTTAACGCATCTAACAGGACCATACTCATGGCCATTGTTAGAAAATCCATCACCTTCTATCTGAGTGCAGCCTGCAAGGGCTGCCAAACTTATTAATACGATACTGTATGATATGGCCGCCACAAGCGCCCCTACCGTTTGCCTATTTAACCAACCCTCGCCGCTTGAACGTGCATTGCGTCCGGTCTGCTCCATTGGCCTCCCCAAATCCATCCCTCATCAAGAAAAGCCTTAATGAGTGGGTTATCAGCCGTAAAAAAATGCGTTCTTGAACCTAGCTGGTTGTGGGGAGCGTCCCAATCTATTGCTAGGCCATAGCTATGCATTGATATCATCTTCAGGCCGCGCGCCTGACGGATGACCCAGTCCCCTGAGAACTGGTCGGCATGGATGGCGTGTATTTTGTCTGGGTCCTTTCCGCATTCATCCCAGACATGGTTTAAGACACGAGTTAAAGACTCGGCGGCAATCTTATTTATTTTAATATACGGAATATGCAGCGGCCCCATATAGAGCTGCCACGGGCAATTAATATGGACAATGTGCGTATTCCCCCAGCCGGGCGCATAGGGGTTGCCAAACATTTTTAAACATTCGGACTGAAGGGGCCAGGTCATTTATCGCCCCAATGTTTGTCTACTTTACCGTCTAATTTGTCGAATATCTTAGCGAGCATTTCTTTTATTTCACGCATCCCCTCGCCAAATTCGTCTTTTCGGATATAATTCGATGGCAAGTCTACTTCTATCTTACGAAGGTCGGCTTGGAGAGCTTTGACAGCTTGCCAAAGCTCCCTAAAAAGCCACCCGGCTACCATCAGGACGGTGCCTGCCACAATATTAATAACTGTTTGCGGCTCCATCCCTGTCTCCATCATGACTTTTCACCAATATACCACAAAAGATTATCTTTTAGGCGTTGATCTTCCGGCTCCAATTCTACCGCAATCTGCCCCTGTTGGATACTTATTTCCTTCAATCCCAACCGGAAAGCTGCGATAGCGGCAAAGTCATGCGGACGCCATCCCCAGCAATTTGGATCTTCCGTATAATTGTTGGCCCGGTAGGTAATATTTACCGCCCGCATGGCGTAAGCAAAGCATTCAGCCCAGCGGTTTTGTCGATACATTAAGTCCGCCATTGCCACCCACGGTTCCCGCGTTTCGCCTGCTTCCATAGCCGCCTTGAGGAGCGATTTTTCTTCTTCAACAGGATTTCCAAGCGCTCCATAACATTTTGCCATGGTTATGTAAGCGTAGCATCGCTCGCAGTTCCATGTTGCGCTAGGCATATCAAGGTATTTTTTAAGCGCTACTAGCGCCTCTTCCCATTTGCTGTAGTAGGAAAGCTCACGGGCCCAGTAAAAAGCGTTGCGGGGGCAGCTTGGGTCTTCGTCCACAGCAACCTTTAGGATGCCAAAATATTGCGCCCGGCTTTTGGTATGATCTGGGTAATGCGTCACCATCTGCTTCTCGGTAAAACAGAACTTTTCTGGAGTCCGCATGTCTGTGACAGGAACTTCGTGGCAGGCATGTTTCCAGAAGTGGCTATGGCGGCTATGAATTTTGACATGGTAAAATTTCTTACCCATCCCCCAGTCAAAGATATAGCGCATACGGGTCGTATCTGGTTCCCATAGGCGCTCAATTTCTTCGCGCCAACCGGGCTCCAAGATTTCGTCAATGTCTAGGCTGACGCAGACATCAAAGTCGCCTGGGATCAGGCAAAGAGCGGCGTTTCTGGCATGGTCAAAGCGCCACGGCTTGATGTGGATATGATGGACTTGGACGCCGCTTTCCTTTGCCAGCTTGACGGTATCGTCGTCGCTGCCTGTATCAGCAAGGAGAATAAGGTCTGCCTGCCTAGCAGAATCAGCCCATCGCTGAATAAACATTTCTTCGTTTTTTGAGATACCGTAGACGCATATCTTCAGCTTTTTCTTTTCCGGGATAATTTCCGTCGCCGTTAATTCTATAGTTTCCATTGTTTTCCCTTCCTTAAACCGTCAAATCGGTAACAATATATTTTGGATTATCTAGCATAATTTTACGCAAATAGGGGGGATATGCGTCTAATTTCACAAAAGCCAATTCACATGTAGCCAGAGATGGCGTTGGTTTTTTTATGTTAGGTAAGATCCCATATTTCATACAATTTTTTATATATTCAGGGTCATTTACGCCATTGGTAATAAACTCTGTATGACAAGTGGCAAGCATCTTATCCATTATGGCTTCATAGCCGCCAAGGTTGGAAAAATGCCAGCCAGCATTAGGCCACCAATGATACATACCTACGCAGTGCCGGTGAAAGGATACGTCATCTATCTGCCGAAATCTGGACCCCTTGCACATAAATGGTTGTGTCCATATCCTTCCAGGTTGTATGCAATTCATGTAATAGTGATGCATGACGAGATTTAAACGTAACTCATCTGGCCCGAGACCATTTTGCCTAATATAGTTAAAAACATCATGGCTAATAAATTCATCAATATCGCAAATTGCAATAACATCATTATCGCCAAAATCTTGGATATGTTCTTTTAGTTGGTTGCGTTGCCTGAACTCCATAATCCAGCCGGGATTGCTAAGATTGAGAATTTCGTCTTTAAATTCCTGAGAAAAATCTAATCCACTTGGGTCGGCATGATATTTTATATATCGAACCTTATCTATCCAGGGATTTATCTCATGCAAATGCTGCTCTAAAATAAATTCTTTTGGTCTGCCGGAATATGTATGGTCAGATTCGCAAATATAAAATTCGTCCACATGATCAAAATGAAGCTGGAGCCTCATTTTTAATATGTCTACATTATTATAAAACGTAAAAGCATCTATAATTTTCATCGTTTAAACCTATGTAGACGTTCTGGTCTATTCTTTTCTATCCAGTCTATGGCCTGTAAATACATTTCCCATGTATTATTGCCGACCGTCTGAGATCCGGCATGATGGACATACGCCCGAGACACCCAATTGGTAAAGCCAGCATAATTCAAATCCATACAAATCATATCGTCGCTAAACCAGTTTGTATGCGGGAAGCGCGTAATATCAAAAACGATCTTTGGAATCCAAGCGAATAATGGGGATACATACAGCGTTGAGAAAACTTCTTCTGGCAGATTCTCTTTAATATTTTGCGCTTCTCGAACGCAATCAGACCTAGCGCCAACTATACCTACCTTATCGCCATGCTCTGATTTTAACGCGGCCACATCTTCAAGTAAAGTCGTATATGTAGATGGCGTCAAAACAACATCGTCATTTGCGATAATAACTTCATCGTATTGTTTAAAGGCCTCATCTAATGCGGTGTTATACGATTGACCAAAAGTTGACCGATCAACGTGATGCGCGATCAACGAAACGTCCGAGCAATAAGCTTTAACGCTCGCTTCAAGAACTGGAAGGCTACGCCCCGTAACCGTGCATACGAGTATCGGAGTCATTTATCGTGCCAATAAACGCGGTTCATAATCTCAGGATTTTCATAAACATATCCGTTATGGAAATCTTTCAGGACGCTAAGAATGCGCTTTTTATGTTTTTCTATATTCTTTTCGTCTTTAAGAAAAATAGCCGTAAAATCGTTCCAAATCATTTCACCTTCTTTGAAGCCAATATAGGATTCAAGAAGAGCTGCGTTTATTCCATTGCGCTTGGCCCATGTTACGAGCGCCTTTCCGCTGTCTGGAAAGAACCGCCAGCAGTCAACGGGGTAAGTATGATAAATACCGTTGGATGGAACATTTAGATAAAACAAACCATGCGGCTTTAATATGCGCATGATCTCTAGGAACGTCAGCCAAAACATTTCTGAATGTTCAAAA